TGCCTGATCTAATTTTGCTGGTTCTTCTACTCCAATGTAGATCTTACCAGATTCTATGTCTCTAAATCCAGCCATTAGTTTTCTAGTGTTTTAGTTTGAGATTTTAGATAATCACCCAACACAGGTGGTATCAATTGAGATGTAGGTTCATGTATACGAATCACGTTCCCTACCATTATGTTCCATCCTTTAGAAAAAGAAAGAACCTTATCTTTTGCATTTAGTATAACATTTTCTGATTGAGCAATGATGCGATTGTCTGCATCTATGTTTATATCATGCTTTGCCTTGAGTGTGATATCACCCTCTTTGGCATTTTTTGCCGACATTCTAATATCATTTGCTACAACAGAAAATCTACCATCACATTCTATAAGTATGTCACCAGCAGATTTAAGAATCAATGGTGCTCCATCACATTTTTGAACTATCTGAGATCCTTGTATAGCAGTAGCATCATCACTTGATCTTATTTCAAATCCTCCGTCATGAAATATACGCATCCCTGCACTAGATGACCCATGCAGTCCGATATCTTTTATTCTTCTAGCATCCTCTCTTCTTTCTCTTCCAATGGCAAGAACACCATCTTCAGGATGTTGAATAATAATTGGTGGTACATTTGCCATCAGAAACCTCTAGGACAATCAACAACTCTAATAAGTTTAGCCTCTGGAACAATAGGATCTTCGTAATCCTGAACCTTGGTAAATCTAGTTATAGGTCTTATTATAGCACCAAAACCTGTACTCGTGTTTATAGTAAGTTTGGGTATATCAATAAGACCAACATCAACCTGTGTACTAGGATCTGCTCCCAAAATTCTACCCCTTTCATCTATTATAGGAGTTATAACACCTCCACTAGGTGTAGTAATTGTATCACCTGGTTTATATCCAATACCAGGAGTTAGCACCTGAATTCCACCAACTTCACCAATAACATCAATACCATCATCATCTGCAGTTCCTGATCCTCCTCCTGTTATAATCGGAATTACAGTTCCATCTGGTAAAGTTGTTGTACCAGTAGGTACAGTTGTTTCTTCACCAGTTTCATCATCAATTACTACAGTGTCAATAACACCTGGTCCCACATATCCACCACCAGTATTTGTTATAATAATATCTTTTATCTGTCCGTAGGTAGGAGAATCTTTATCCAAATCAATATCAGCAGTTGCAGTAGCACCTTTACCATTATCACAATTATCAGTTATAGTAACAAAAGGTGGTGCTTTGAAACCAGAACCCAAACTAGTCATATTTACTCCAACAACTTTACCTATAGAGTTTATAACAGCTTTTCCTACTGCACCTGAACCTCCACCACCAAAAATTGAAAGTTTAGGTGAACCACAATTTTTAGTAAATGGATCACAACCACCAACCAAATTAGCCATACCACCAGGTATTCCACCTGACAATGCACCTTTCAATGTAGATACCGTACCTGCTATTCCTTGTACTTGACTAATTGCTCCAGTTGCACCAGCAAGAGCACCACCAACACCACTAAGAGCACCGCCAATAGCAGTGCCACTAAGAGCACCGCCTCCAAGAGCACCACCTATTGCACCACTAATACCTCCACCTCCAAGAGCACCGCCTACTGCACCGCCAAGAACACCACCACCAAGAGCACCACTTACTGCACCGCTAAGTGAAGGAACACCAATACCAGGGAACATACCACCAAGAGCACCCATAGGATCTTTTATAGCATCACCCAATCCACCAAGAGAACTCAATCCACTAGCAAGTCCTTTCATTCTACCAAAATCCAACATCTTCTTAGGATCTGGTCCCATATTAGTCTTCCAATCTAAAGGTTCTGGCTCACACTCATTACCTTCACACTCAAGTAAAGCAAGACCTGCTTGAGCAATATTGAGTGCTTTGCCCATCATATCTCCGAATGGTGGTAAAGAAATACCTCCAGCTAAACTTGATATTGAACTTAGTGCAGGTCCAATCATACCTTGGATTTTATCACTAATACCTGAAATAAGACCACCAAGAAACTGTTCTGCTGCACAGAGTGGGAACTGAAGTAGATTACCTACCATCCCTTTCAAGAAATCACCGACAAAATCTTTCAAACCGTTTATAACATTCTCAATCAAACAATATACCTGATCGGTTTGTTTTCTTACCTCTAAATTTTTTATAAGATGTGATGGATCTAAAAAATTAACTGCTTCACTGACTTTAGTATCAACTTCTTTCAACATCTCCTTCCTAGCTTGCCTAATAGTTGCTGAAAATCCACCAGCGATTTTATTAGATGCTTTTGATATCAATTTATCCATGTCAACTATTCTGTTGAGCACTGGATCTATATGCATTTCTTGAGTTCCAATTTGAAACTGTTCAAGTCCACTTACCTCATCGACAAAAGATTGGAGAACCTTTGATACTTCTCCCATTGCACCACCAGGTGTAATACACTTTTGTGCTACTTCAACTGTTTCTGGTTTATCATGCAGAACTTGATTTATTACCTGTATCTTACCATGTTCCTTTGCATTACCTTTAGTTCTTTCATGAAACTGTTCTGTTGTTTCTTCTGGTTTTTTGACACCCTCATCACCTGCAACCTTACTCTCTACTATCTTATCATCACTGTCTATTATACCACCACTTTCAATTGGTACTTTACCATGAGAACCTGTTATATGTTTCCCTACTTCTAAACTCTTATCAGCAGTGAAAGGACCAAATCCAGAACTTTTTCCTCCTAATACTTTCTCCCAAGTCTTTAATGGTTCTATAGTAGAGTTTGCATGGAATAAACCAACAACTATAGGTTGTTGTCCTTCCTCACCATCTAAGAAAAATCCAAAAACAGTCTCACCACCCTGCAGTCCAAAACTTGTACCACCTCTATTATGTCCAGAACCGAACTGAGGTGATACAAGAAAATGAGCCCATGGTAAATCTTCATCATCAATTCCACCTTCCTCTGCTGATTCTGGTGGATGATGACCAAGTATTCTTACCTTTGCTCTATATCCTAATTCTACGTTTTGATTATTTTTATCACGCCAAGCGTAATCTGCGGTTACCTGTCCAATGAACCAGTAGAAACCGTCCTTACCTGCAAAATTTATACCAACTTTACTAGATTCAAGCATTAGTCATCATACACTCTACATTCTAATGAATCTGGATGATTGTCACAATATACCTCTAAATGCTTATCTTCATGGCGTGTGTGCCAATCATTGATCTTACCTTCATTAGGCTCCACTTCCGATTCATCATGAGCATGAAATGCATCATTATGCATCTCTAAATCCTTCTCACTATATTCAATCATACCATGATTGATATGTTCTTTATGATCCTTAGGATCGATATAAACCTCATGGTCGAGGTCATGTTGTGGGACTTTTGTGGTCATGTTATTCGTTAGGTTGGAATGAATCTCTTACGAGTGTGAGTCCAGTGTATGAATTATCACCAAACTCATGTGCCAATCTTGCTATCATATAAAGACCAGAGGCAGGGTTTACACCCGTTCTCGTTGGTTTTTCAATATTTAGCTTGGGAAACTCACAGAAAATGACCTGACCTGCTCTTAGACCCAAGTTCATTGGAACAGTAATATTCAACATTTGAGAGAATAATGCTGCATACCTAGCACTAGATTGTGCTTGGAAATTAGCTTGGTCTTGAGGAGTTTCTGCATCCTGACCCTTTTCATTGGGTGTCATAGTTGCATTATCAAGAATACCAAAGGTCATTCTTGAATAGAACTCAGCATATACTGCTGGAACGTTTTCTTCATCGTTTGATAGTTTTAGGTATTTCCTAAGACTTTCTGTCAAACTATATTCAGAAAAAATTGGTTGTCTCGTCTGTATATTATAGTAATAATTTGCTGCCTTGTATGCCCCACTTCTCAATTTTTTGAGGAGATCATGACTTTCTACCCATCTAGGTGGTGACGAAAAGTAAAAATTATTGTTTGGATCTAACGTACTTTTATCTGATGGTAAAATATACTTTACAGCATCATCTGGTGATGCATCATCAAATATCTTATCAATACTAAGATAATTATATCCATCTTGAGTTTCAAAAAATAAGTATCCAGAACTTCCTTTCGATGGTTTATCTCCATCTGAAGTAGTTGGAATTGATTTAGGACACAACCTACTAATCATAAAGAGAGGTCTTCTGTAATTACCAGTAAACTCACTTTCATTTTTTGTATCATGTACTGTCAGTCTTTCAGTTACATCCAACTTATCTTCCATAATTTTTTTTACAATATCTGATATCTTACCTGTATATTTTTCCCAAACTCTAGTAGTATGATTACTTACAGCATGTTTTGTTGAAAGAGTAAGTGCAAATAATTCTCTTTTAGTGTCTGATGTGTTAGCTGATATATTTGTAATAACTAATGGATCTGTGCTATCATCCCATATAAAATTTTCTTCTGAACTAGGATGCTCTACTTCAAGATGTACAGTCATTCCACTTCTAATAGGAAGTTCATTTAGAAATCCAAAAGTATCATAACAAAATATCTCAACATGAACACTCGAATCAATAACATCCTCATAATATTTTATTCCAGCAGATTGCCCCATCAGATTGGTAGCTTCACCACCACCTGCAGGTATTATATCAAATCTCTTTAAGGTATGACCAGTTGACCATAAGGACTTCTTTGCCATTATACCGTAAACAATCCTGTCATCTGTGCATATTTAGTGACAACAGCGTATGGATTTGCTCGTAAAGGTGGAGAACTACCGCCTGAACCACCGCCACCTCCACCTAAAGGTTTTATAACAGTATCAGGATCACTAGTCATGGCAATCACTTGTGGACCTAACTCATTGTTAGGTATAATGTCACCACTCACATCAGGCACAAATAATTCTTCTCCTATCTCACCAACAATATATGGTGTACCTGCCTCAACTCTACCACCTTCTTGCCTCTTAATGATTGGACCTGGTTGAATATTTGTACTAACCCCTTTTCCCATATTCTTTTTAATGTATCTTTTTAATCTTTCACCCCTTTTCAGGTTTTCTTTGAACTCAGGATTTTTAAAAGCCTCAGAGAATCCTGATATTGGCACATTCTCTGCTTGAAGAACTTTCTTACCATCTTTCATTATTGAATTGGTTAGTCGAAAACTTTCTCCATCAATATTACTTCTATATGATTGTCTCTCAAATAATGCTTTATAAGGTCTATCAACTAAATTTCCTTTTGGTCCTACTCCCGATCTAGTTACAAAAGGTTTATCAAAACGCAAAGGAGTAGTTTTTATACCTCTTCCTCGTATTGAGTCCAATAAACCATCTAACTTTGCAAATGATCTATTATCCTTCATAGTCCTACCAAGTTCTAACTTACCTCTACCAGTAATACTTTGACCAGGAAAATTACCACGATTGACTGCATTTGCCATTCTAGTGGATAATGTAGATTTTTGGAAATTTTGTATAGCAGTCATTCTAGCCTTTGGCATAGATCTTGCTAATAAACTTGTCTTCGGTGCTTTCCTTAGAGCTAACTCCCCTACTTTGGATGTACCCTCCTTTATAGTACGGATTGCTGGAGCAACGAAAGGTTTTCCACGCCTCGCAATAAGAGAACCTATACGACCCAATAATGGTATTTTTTTTGCAATCCTTGCAAGAGCAAGAATTCTTGTGCCAGGTACAGGTGTAAATGCTAAGGCAAGTGATATTCCTATTTCCGTTGCAATTGTTCCTAAAACAGCACCTACTAATGGTGGAACAAAAGGTTTTTTTGCAATCTTATTAATTGCTCGTACGACTGGATTTCTTGCCAGTCTTCCAGCACCACCTGTTTCTTTATAATCTTTCAAGATAGGATTAGTGCTACCTTCATAGGTGTTGATAACATTATCAAATTTATCTAAAGAACGTCCAAACTGTGTTTTACTACCAACACTAAGTTTTTGAATTTCTTTTCTTCTTCTAACATCTGATCTACCAGTGAGCATATCTGCAATATTTCCACCAGCAAGTCCACCTATAATACTACCACCAATACCACCAATAACGGTTCCTACACCTGGTAGTATTGCTGTTCCCAATGCAGCACCAAGTTTTGCACCACCTAAAGCACCTGCCAATCCTCCACCAGCACCCATACCAGCTTGAAGATTAGTTTGCCCTGCTGCTTTTCTACCAGCAAAATCCAGTCCTGTACCTAATATTGCTAATGGTCCTATTCTACCAAATCTACCAAATCTACCAACACCACCACCTACAGTACCACCTCCTTTGGGTCGTATAGGTGCTTTTGGTTTCATTAAACCACCACCTAAATTAGGTCCTTTAAAGCGACCTCTAATTCTTCTTAGAATTAATGATCCTCCAACAATTTTACCTAATATTCCCTTACCTTCTCTATCTCTCTTAGATAAAGCATCATATGTTTTCTTTCTTTCCTCTATCGACTTCTTCAGTAAATCTAAAGTCTGTCTCTCATACATTCTATTGAGAGAAGACCTTCTACGAATAGAAGTTAATAAAGCATTAGAAGTTCTTTTAGTTTTAGTGGCTATCGGTAATATGTTCATTTATCCGAAAGCAGCGTAAGTGTTTAGTGAGTATGCAGACTCTAGTTTGTCTATAGATCCATCAAATACTGTTGATACATCTACACTACCTGTAATATTCTCAGGCACTGGTGGAAGTGGAGGTGGTAGTGTTTGAGTATTTCCACCTTGATTTATTATCACAGGTTCTTTGCTACCACTCTTACCTTCCACTGGTTCTATATTTTTCTTTTTACCACCACCAAACAATTTTCCCCAGAAACCTTTATCCTTACGACTATCTAATTTTTTCTTTTGCCTATCAGTCAGCATACTATCTAAATTGGTGTCTAAGAAAGAACTATATTTGTCAAAACTATCAGCAGCAGTAGTTTTAGTTTGATTATAATGTGGTGACACACCTGCCCATGTTTTACCCAAAGTACCCATATCATCTTGAGTCAATGGTTTTCTTAGATTCACACCACTCTCATTTGCCTTTGCTTCTATCAATTGATTTTGAAATTTTGGTGTGAACTTTTGCTCATTAGCATCTACACCCAATAATCTTTCAGCATCATCTTTTAGATGTATAAATTGACCTGCACCAACAGCAGCAGATCTATTAGTATTGCCACTTAGATCAGTAAACCTAGATTGCTTATCTTTTAGGAACTGAGTTTGTAAGTCATGGACTTCTTGAAGTGTTTTTCCAGTAATATCACCATATTTCATATCACCTGCTTTATCACCAAACCATTGACTATAACCTGTGTCAACAGAATCCGTTCCCTCAGCTTCTCTTATAGTTTGTATGCCAGATTTTAGATAAGGATCATCCGTCATGATGTCATCGCCTGGTACATCAGTCATCATACCTGGCATTATATTTCCATCTCTAATATCCTGTTCTAAACTTGTTGGGATAACTGTTGACTTAGGTTCTACAGTCTCCGTTTTAGGTTCCTCTGTTGGAACAATTGTTGTCTTAGGTTCTACAGTCTCCGTTTCAGGTTCCTCTGTTGGAATAACTGTTGACTGAGCTTGAGATATAGATGGTGCATCTGTTCCTTTTGTATCCGAAAGAAGAGAATTGAGTTCGTTATCTTGTTGTCCTTCTTCCTCAGGACTTCTTATAGTACTCTGCTTTTGACCTGTTTGTCTAGTTGTTTCAAGATCTACTAAAGCAACATTAAATCTACTTAGTTGATTACCAAATCTAGTTACATCTCCTTGATTCATTAAAGAATCACCCGTATTAGTCTGCTGTACAGCTTCTACTCTTCTACTATCTGCATTACCTGCTAAAGCCTGTCCTGTCAACAACAATCCACCAAGAGACGCTAATGCTAATATAGCTTTACCTTTTCCACCTCCCAACATTCCAAGTCCACCAGCAACCATTCCTCCACCCATCATACCACCACCTATTCCACCACCAATGAGACCTTTAGCAGCTAATATCGAAATAACACCAGTAGCAATTTCTGGTAAAAATGCAGCAGTTCCTAATCCAAGACCCTGTGCTGCACCTGCGATATCACCTTGAGCAAGTTCATTTGCAGCAATACCAAATGATGCTAATCCGATTATTTTACGTAAATCAAAAAGAGCAGCAGTCTGAAATCCTTGCTGCTGTTGTATATCTTTTTTGAGTAATTTTTGTTCTTCTTTAAAATATTTACGTCTTGCTCTTATATCTCTTCGTATCTCTGATTGGATACTTTTCATGTTATTGTTGAGTTGTTCCATCTCAAGAATAACACGACCCAGACCTCTGATCTGGGGTTTCTCTGTTACAGCACCCTCTTGTGCTCTAGTTAATAATCTCTCATAGGCAGCGTCCATCCTACGTTCCAAAGGAACCATAGGAGTTTGAGGTTCTACTGCTCTACCAGGAGTTTGCATTTTGTGATTGTTGTGCTTCTAACTTTTGTTTCTCTAGGAACTTAATAAGATATCCCACATAGATCTCTCTTTCCCAAGGTATCATAGACTCAATATCACTAAGACTCCAGTTGTGATGCTGCATCAAAGCAAAATTTGCTTCCATCATAGCATCAATGCTGGTATGATATAACATTATGCGAAAAAATTTGCTAAACCCTCAATTACAACCTCAGATTCTACATCTGTTTTTGGATTAGTAATCTTTCCTTTATACTGTAACTTAGGCATAGTTGCAAAAAATTCTTCAATCTTTTGAAACTGTGCTGAACTCAATTGCTCAATAAATGATATTAACTCTTTTTTAGTGCAATCACTCGCAGACCATGATTCTTCTGCGGTGTATATCTGATCAATAGAGTCAGCAACTGCTTTGAATGCTTCACTAATTCTATCTTTATCAGTTCCAGCAACACTAAAGTTAGTATCTAAAAATTGCTGCATTGATGGATATTTCATCTTTATAGAAATACCACCATCCAAATCAATTGTATCAGTATGTTCATCAGGAACATCCAATTTTATATCAGATAATCCTATAGTCAATGGAACTTTAGTTTCTCCATCATCTTGACAAGTTGCTAAAAGTTCAACTTTCTCACCAACAGACTTACCTCTAATATTCAAAAACAAATATTCTAATTCAAAACTAGGTAACTCTTCAACCTTTATTCCACGAGACAAAATACATGACTTTAGAACTTCTTTGATTGTAGCCGTAATGTCTTTATCATTACCACTCTCCATTGCAATCAAAAGAGCCTTTTCTTCTTTTACAAGAAATGGTCTGTATTTTACTGTCTTTGATGTAGAAATTAGTTTTAGTTCAAATGTAGGTGCTACGACCTTAGGCAATGGCATAGTAATTCACTTCAGTGGCTTTATTTAGTTACTCATCAAGAGTAAAATTTACTTCCTCAGTATAAGTAACTTTGGTATTTTTATCAACTTTTAATTTATTTTGATCTGGAATATCAAATGACGGCATCTTCATGTCCATATTAATAGTATTACTCATATCAATACCTGTACTCATATCAATACCTGATGTAATAGCTTTTCTTACATCAAGAACTGAATCACTTGTTTTGGAGAATATATTATCAAACTGTTCTTTTATTTTTGAACCTTGTAGACTACTCATACCTGCACCAGCTTTAGTCCTTGGCAAGACACTAGTTGATTTCATTTCTCCTGTTCTAGAAGTACGTTTAATAGAATAATTTTCGTATTTAAAAGAAACTGAAGTTTTTATTAGTTCTGCTTTACCATATGCTAATGGTGCTGCTACTATAGAAGTGGGAAATGCATTCTCAATAAAGTAAGTTATACTACTAGGTGTTCTTGTGCCTGGATGACTACCTAATCTATCAGGTGGTCCTTTAAAATCTTTACTAAAAGCAGTTATCTCCATAGGAATTTTATAAGTGCTAGGATATCTCATTTTTCTAAAAGAATCTGGTCCTGCCTCTTCATTTGGAGAAATAAATTCCATCCAAGCATTGAACACATCATTCGTCATATAATTTTGCTGAGTATACCAAGTAAGAGTAATATCAGGAAATCTTCTAAACGTAGCATAATGTTGAGATATACCTTGTCTTAGACCATCCACTGATGTTGTTTGGAGTTGAGAACCAGGTAAAACTGCTTCAGAACAATACAAAGCAAGAGTAGATCCTACAGCCTTGTTACCATAATGCATATTATGTTGTTCAATAAAACCACTCAGTTCACCACTTGCATCAAAGTTTATAAACACATCGTAAATATTATTGAAAGCAGGTACACTACTCCCAAATTTCGATGCAGTTTCATATAATTCCCTAGTTGGTAGATAATATCTTCTAGATTTTACGGTATCTGATGCCATACCTTCTAAATATAAGATGCTTAGTTATATACTATGTATGTCATATAAAGGAAAGTTTAGACCAAAGAACCGTAAAAAGTACAAAGGTAATTCAAGTGACATCACTTACAGGTCTCTTTGGGAACTAAAATTCATGAATTATTGTGATTCAAATAAAAGTATCATAAATTGGTCATCAGAAGAAATAGTAATACCATACAGATCACCAATAGACAATAGATCACATAGATATTTTCCAGATTTTTATATAAAATATAAAGATGCAAAAGGAAAAGTACTTGAAAAAGTAATTGAAGTCAAACCTGCTAAAGAAGTAAAAGAACCAAAAATACAAAAAGCAAGAACTAAGAAGTATGTTACTGAAGTGATGAAATATGCAGTAAACCATGCAAAATGGGAAGCAGCAGAAGACTTC